CGGGATGCAAACTAAATTTAGTGTTGGTGAAAGTATTGGTACATTGTTTAGTGTTACAATTAATGGTCTATTACAAGAGAAAAACGCCGATTTTTTCCACATTTCATATACATCTAAAATATCATTTGTACAACCACCTTTTGAAGGTAGTACTATAGTTATTTCGTACTATAAGGGTAGAAACAATGTTATTATAGATAATTATGGTAAATTAATACAAGTTACTACGGAGTATTTCCAATATGATGGTAGTACATTAACTTTTCACACATATAACAATATTAGTAGTATTGTCAGTTTAGATATAAATGGTCTACAAGAAGAGGAAGGTTCTGGATTTGATGTTTCAGGTTCACAAGATATTGTTTTGTTAGGTACACCTGTTGTTGGTTCTAGAATTGGTGTGACTTACCTATATTAATCGTCACCATAGATGTCCTTCTTTTTTGGTTTACAAACTTCGTCAATATATTTTTCTAAAACCTTATAAATTTTTAATCCGTTCTTTTCACAATGGTTTTTTAACATCTCGTGGTGTTTTTCACTAATTTTTACGTTTTTCTGTTTGTTTTCCATGATGAAAGATAATTTAAGATAGAAAAGGATAATTTACTATCTTTTTAAACAAAAGTACGGAAATCTTTGGTAAAAACAAAGATATTTATAGAATAACTAATAAAAATAATTAACCAAACAACAATCGATGGCAAATTCAAACAGAGTATTCGTTTCTCCGGGTGTGTACACATCTGAGAAGGATCTAACATTCGTAGCACAAAGTGTCGGGGTTACAACTTTAGGTTTAGTAGGTGAGGCTTTAAAAGGTCCTGCTTTCGAACCTATTTTAGTTGGGGACTTCGACGAATTCAAAACGTATTTCGGACCAACTTCACCTGAGAAAGACGGTGCAAATAACCCTAAATATGAGTTAGCTTATATGGCTAAATCATACTTACAAGAGTCTAATCAACTATTCGTAACAAGAATACTTGGTAAAACAGGATATAAACCAGGAAAAACTTATAGTATTAAAACTTTAGGTGGTGTAACAGTGGATTTAGTGTCTACACCTACATCAACAACAGGAATAACATTATCAGCAACAACCGCAACTATTACAGGTTCAACAATTTATGGTGAACTTTCAGGTAAAACGGCAACCAATGGTTCATCTGTAACAACATACATAACAAGTAAAACAGGTAAGAGTGGTGCGGCGTATGCAAATAACGATTGGTTTGTTATTGGTAATGTACCAACTTCAGATACCTCAAGTTTAACAGGTACAAAACTTTTATCACCAATCGGTGAAAATGCTAATAAAAATTGGTATAATGCGTTCTTTACTAAGACAGGGTCAGCCGACTCAACAATTGATGGTGTTTACTCTTATCTTTTTGTTTATTCTACAAGTACATCTTCATTTGATGTAACAAGATTTAAATACAACGCGTCACTTAATACAGATTATAGTAATGTAATTGTCACTTCTTTAAGATCAAGAGGTGAATATAACGCATCACAAAGTTTAGTATTACAGGTAACAGGAACAACGGCAGTAACATTAACCGATGTTGGTGGTGTTGCAACTAACCCAATGGCAGAATTTGCTTTAAATGTTACAGGTATTACGGGAGGAATTAAAACATTCAATTGTTCATTAGATATTTCATCAACAAAATATATAAATAAAGTATTAGGTACTGAAGTTTTTGATAAAGTAAAAGAAGATTATCCATTATATGTTAATGAAATATATTCTAACTTATTATTATCAGCATTTAGAAATGGATACGTAAGAGGTTTAAGTTTAGATGTATCATCAAACGTTGAAAGTGATAATTTTGCACAATCATGGGATACTCCATCATCACCTACAGTTGTTTCTGAAGTTCGTGGTGGTAATGTTGCAGATTTATTCTCAATATTAACAATATCTGATGGAGACGCAGCAAATATTGAAGTTAAGGTTACAATTCAAAATATTAATTTAGATACTGCCGAATTTGATATTATGGTTCGTGATTTTAACGATACTGATGAAAATCAAATTATATTAGAGAAATTTACAAGATGTTCAATGAATACTGACCTTCCAGGTTATGTGGCAAGAAAAGTTGGTACCTCTGATGGTGAATATGAATTACGTTCAAAGTTTATCATGTTAAATATGGCCGATAATGCACCTACGGACGCTTTCCCTGCTGGATTCAAAGGATTTACATCCTTACTTGTTTCAAGTAACAAATTGGGTAGTGTTCTTTACAAAACAGAATTTTTTGATGGTGGTGACGTAGTTTACTACGAATCAGATGGTTCTCAAGTATTATCTAATGGAGATAAAGTAAAGAAAGTCTCTTTAGGTTTATCATCTCAAAATGGTTTTAAATTTGATAGTGACTTGTTTAAATATAAAGGAAATGCGGCGTCTTCAAGTACATTCGGTTTCCACTTATCAACAAACGCATCATCAATAACAGGAACAACATACCAAACAACACCTTATGATTTAGAAGGTCAATCTGGTACCGACAATAAATTAACCAACATAAACTTCCGTAAATTTACATTAGCGGTTTGTGGTGGATTTGATGGTTGGGATATATACAGAGAGACAAGAACTCTTGGTGACCAATTTATTTATGGTAAAACAACATATAATACAGCTAATACCGATAATGGTGGTGTGTTCAATACAACCATAGGAAACTCTGATTATTATGCTTATTTAGAAGGTATTCAAACTTACTCAAATCCTGAGGCAATTGATATTAACGTATTCGCTACTGCAGGTATTAACTTCTACGATCATTCATCTTTAACAAGTCAAGCAATAGATATTATCGAGAATGAAAGAGCCGATTCACTTTATATCATATCATCACCAAATGTTGATGATGCGGCAACCGTTACAGGTTACCTTGACGATTTAGGAATTGACTCTAACTATTCTGCAACATATTGGCCTTGGATTCAAGTAAGAGATACAGATAACGCAACTCAACTTTACATTCCACCAACAGGTGAGGTGTTGAAGAACATCGCGTTAACTGATAACGTATCTTATCCTTGGTTCGCAGTTGCGGGTTATTCAAGAGGTTTGGTAAATGCAATTAAAGCTAAAAAGAAGTTAACTCTTGATGAAAGAGACGAACTTTACAAAAATAGAATTAATCCAATCGCAACGTTCTCTGATACTGGTACAATTATTTGGGGTAACAAAACGTTACAAGTTAGAGAATCTGCACTTGATAGAATCAACGTAAGAAGATTGTTGTTAAGAGCAAGAAAGTTAATTTCAGCAGTTGCTGTTAGATTGTTGTTCGAACAAAACGACGAACAAGTAAGACAAGAGTTCTTAAGATTGGTAAACCCAATTTTAGAATCAATTAAGAAAGAAAGAGGTCTTTATGAATTTAAAGTAAGTGTTTCAAGTGATGTTGAAGACATCGACGCTAACACTTTGAGAGGTAAAATTTACGTTAAACCTACTCGTTCTCTTGAATTTATTGATTTGGAATTCGTAATTACTCCAACAGGAGCTTCATTCGAGAATATCTAATCTAAAAGGAGGATATAAAAATAAAAAGGGAGGCCGAAAAGCTTCCCTTTTTTAATGCTCCACATGGAACCAATTATTATTAAAATTATATCATTTTATTTTACCCAGTATAATCTGGAACTAGTTATACTAGTATTTATATGTTATATTATTAAACTAGAAATTTATTAATTATTTATACTGGGTCTAGAATACTGGAGGATTTGTAAAAAACTACGAAAAAAAATCCACAAAATCAAGATCGATCCTAAAAATAAATTTATTTCTAATTAACATATATTTATAAGAGTATAAAATAACAAAAAAACTTAACAAATACAACATGGCAGATTTACTAATGAAAATGCCGGTTCCTTACGAACCGAAAAGACAGAACCGATTTATTGTAAGATTCCCATCTTCTTTGGGTATCAATGAATGGTATGTAACATCAGCGGCTAGACCATCCGCAAAAATCAACGCGACTGAAATTCCTTTTTTAAATACTTCAACATATGTTGCGGGTAAATTTAGTTGGGATACTATGAGGGTAACATTTAAAGACCCGATTGGTCCATCAGCGTCACAAGCGTTAATGGAGTGGTTCCGTTTACACGCTGAATCAGTTACTGGTCGTATGGGATATGCTGCCGGTTATAAAAAAGACATCGAACTTGAAATGTTAGACCCAACGGGAGTTGTTGTTGAAAAATGGATTCTTCAAGGAACATTTATTCAAGACATCAACTTTGGTGAATTAGACTATTCAAGAGATGAAATTGCAACTATCCAATGTACTTTACGTATGGATAGATGTATACTTGTATTCTAATATTATACTTTTTCATATATTAAACCGATATACCAGAAATGGGTATCGGTTTTTTTATGTTTAAAACTTTACTTTACGATAGTTATAGATTAAATTGTACTATGGAAGAATTAAGAATTGACCCAAGAATCGCATATGATGTTGTGGAGTTACCAAGTAGAGGTATCCATTATCAAAATGGTAAGAAATCACTAAGAATAGCTTACCTAACTGCCGCGGATGAAAATATATTAGCATCCCCAAATTTAATACAGACAAATGCTATAGTTAATGAACTATTAAAAAGAAAAGTATTAGACAAAGACTTATCAACCGAAGATTTGGTTGAAGAAGATAAGGAGGCTATTTTAATATTTTTAAGAAATACCGCATTTGGTTCAGAATATAAAGTTACATTAACCGACCCAAAAACAAACGAAGATTTTGAGGTTCAAATAGATTTAAGTAGTTTAGATTTTAAACCATTTACATTAGTTGCAGATTCTAACGGAGAATATTCATATTTTATGAATAAATCCAAAGTAGACGTAACATTTAAGTTTTTAACCCAAAAACAAGAAAACGACATAAAAGAAATTGCAAAGAGTTGGAATGGTAATGGAATAGCTCCAATTATTACAAAACAACTCGAAGGTATGATTAAATCCGTGGCTGGAGTTAATGACCCAATGAACACAAGAAATTTCATTGAGAATATGCCGATTAAAGATTCACAAGATTTTAGAAAATACGTATCTGACAATAAGCCAGGAATTGACCTAACACAAACAGCAAATACCCCATCAGGAGAAGAGATCCAATTTAGAATTGGGTTTGGGGTTGACTTTTTTCGCCCTTTCTACGGAATATAAGAAAAATCAATTATCGGAAATTCACTACCTAATCAGGAAAGGATTCTCATATGGAGACATTTTAACTATGCCTGTCTATATCAGACGATATTATATTGGTTATATAATGGAGTTGGAAAACACACAATAACCTATTTATATGTATGGCAGATTTAATCAAACTTGCTAAGCAAGGTAATATAACTCAATTTGAAAAAGAGTGGGCTAAAGAGCATAACGCTACTTTAACAAAATCAGGTGCGTTTGCAGATTCAGAAGATGGAAACGCTTGTACTAGAGATTATAATAGATACCGAAAAATGGATGATGGAGGTGGTGGAACAAGAGGTGCAAAATCAATCATGGAAGCCGCAACAAGTATTCTAAAAGGACAAGAAGGTGGTGGATCATATAAAGATATTAAGGACTCGGTTAATTCATCACAGCTCATGGACGTAGTCTCCAAAGATGGAAAAATTTTACCCGCAGACCAAATTGCACAAAATGTATTTAAGGAAGGATTAAACCAGATTGGTGATGAATATAACAACCAAAGAAAGTTATTAGAGGACATTAATACTAAAACTGGTTTAACGGGTAAACTATCAAAAGATTTTAGGGAAGAAATATCAAACGCAGGACCAAGATTAGCTCAATTGGGTATTTCTTTTGACACATTAGCAACGGTCGCACAAGGTTTAGTTGAAAAATCTGGTAAATTTAATTTAATAAATCAACAATCATTTGAACAGGCGGCAGTGGTTGGTCAAGCATACCTTGGTTCAATGGAAGCATTAACCAACATGTTACCTGATTTTGAAAAAGTGGGTATTGGTGCAAAAGGTACATTTGACGCAGTTGAAAAGGCGGGAAAAAGCTCACTAACTTTAGGACTAAATTCACAAAGAGTTTCAAAAGATTTAGCAACAAATATAGGTAAGTTAAACGAATACGGATTCCAAAAAGGAGTTGAAGGTTTAGCTAGAATGGTTCAAAAATCTATTGAATTTAGATTAAGTATGGATGCGGTTTCACAAGTTGCCGAAAAAGTATTTAGTCCAGAAAGTGCATTAGAGTTATCTGCTAACTTACAAGTACTAGGTGGTGCAATTGGAGATTTCAATGATCCACTTAAATTAATGTATATGGCAACGAATAATGTTGAAGGATTACAAGATTCAATTATTAATGCTGCAAGTAGTTTAGCCACATACAACCAAGAACAAGGAAGATTTGAAGTTACAGGTGTTAACT